GATACTTTGAGAGGGAGGATTGTGAGGATTTCAGAGTCTGGGGGTTGACAAATCGTTCTCCTTATGGTAGAACATCTTAGATCACAAGACCTGGAAGATTAACAAGGCCTCGAAGGTTTATAAGATCACAAGGCCTCGAAGATTAACAAGATAACAAGACCTGGAAGATTAACAAGATATTAAGTGTTATTTAGTACACTTCTTTATATTTAATTTCATATTCTTCTTTTTAAGTGTCAGGAACTGTAAAACATATCTCTAAGTATGAAATAACATAAGTAATAGAAGTGTATAACATAAATGTATGAAACACGGTATCATTTACTCCATCTACAACAAAGAAACTAGACAATATTACATCGGTCAAACTATACATGAACTGAATAAAAGGTGGAAGGAACACATATACCAAGCTAACAGAATGAACCCTTCTCCACTATACAAATCTATCCGAAAATATGGTATCGGTAAGCATAACATAAAAGTGATAGAAGAGTGCTCTGAAGATATCTTGGATGAGAGAGAAACATATTGGATTAGTGAATACAACTCTTACAATAAAGGATATAATCAAACATCAGGTGCTGGTGGTCAGTATAAAATAAGTGACGAAGTTAAGAACCGAATTAGTGATACAATGACGGGTGTACAAAAGTCACCAGAACACATTGAAAGCATAAGAAAAGGGCTAAAGAATAAAGGTCATAACTTCACTAAAAGAGGTGATGGTAAGCATAGACGAATAAAAGTAAAAACTATCAATGTGAATACTTTAGAAGAGACTTACTATGATAGTATAGTTGAGTGTGCAAAAGGGTTAGAAATGGATGCCAGAAACGTTAATAACTACATCAAGAATGGTTGGAAATGTAAGGGTCATCGTATCATCAAACTGGAAGATAAACCTGCTTCTCACGCAATCTATGGTGTAGATAAAGTTACAAATAAGGTGCTTTATTCCTTTCCCAGTATAAGTGAAGCTGGTAGAACTTTGGGGAGTGGGAATACCTCTGGCGTGGATAAGTCATTAAAAAACCCCCACCGATATACATGGAAGGGGTGCTATTGGTTCTATCAATAATCAGTCATTCCACAATCCTCTTTGAACCATAATCTTTCGGATCTCACTATAAATGAATTTCTTCATTTTAGGGTCATCAGTTATATCAAAAGCCTGATACATTCTCTTCAAATAATCATCTTGTGTTGTCATAGTAATGTTCTCTTTAGTAGTGAATCCTAAGTCAGTGTTGCCATGAGTTCGAACTTTTGGTCTTCCCCAATTGCCCGTAACGTTTCCAGTTGTTCTTAACTTTGGTTTGATTTTGGAGAGGTTAGAGTTCATTGAAGATGTCATAATAATTGAGTTTCTTTATAAATCAGACCCAAGAGAACCTATCTTCATAATGGTAAATTGCTCGAATATCAGTACCAATCTCAGGTTCATATTTTCCACCTTTATAACAATCTTCATCACGAAGATAGGTAACTTTTTTACAGAGAAGTTTTTCTTCTACTTCACCATTTTTACCCATAACAGTAGTTTGAACTTCATCATAACCTTTATTCTCTAACATATCACGAATCCAACCAAACATTTCATTCTTAGTGTCAAAGAACTTAGTGGTAGAAATATCACCATCACACACAGCCAGATAACATCCTGCGAATTCAGGATTCATAACTTCAAAGGTCATTTCAGTGGAGAACATAGTGGTTGAATCAGTGGTTACACTATAGGAGAACTTTAGAGGTAACTAACTTTAATAGTCAGGCGAAGATATAACCATTGGTGAATTCTTCAGTCTGAAAGATATTCTCTCCATTGATACATCCGACAAACTTTCTCACATACCAAGTGAAATTCTTTTGAAAAACACTCTCTCCTGCGAGACAAAATTCATTACATAATGCGTTTAACCGTGATTTTGTGGTGCTTGATTGATAGCCACCATCATAAATCGTCATATCATTATCTGTCACAGTAGCGATCAGATTACCATGAAGATAAACAGAAGAGGTGGAAGTTTTCTCGTCAAATGTAACACAAGTGTTAGCTGATTGCCAGTTCTGACTTGACTGAACTGCCTGACACATTTGAGATTCGATCTTTCTCATGATGAAATTAGTGGGTCACGTAGTGTGCCACGTAGTGGTTACACTATAGGAGAACTTTAGAGGTTACTAACTTTAATAGTCAGGCTTCTTCCCGTACAGTGATAATGTGGAAGTGAGGATTGTTACGACGACAGTTGAGAATTGCCTCCTCTCTTGTTGAAGCGATGTAACCCAAGATGTCATAATTCTGATGACCATTCGGACGAATGAATTCACCGTAGATAAGAAACTTAGGTTCGATAGTGTTCTTCATGGTCGTTTGAGTGTTGTTCATACTATAAGGGAACTTTCGAGGTAACTAACTTTAATTCAGACCAACTCCTGCTGTTGTAACATTAGTTGCTCTTCAGTTACTTCATCAACGCACTCCTGAATCACCTGATAGATGTAATCAATGTTTCCAACATCATCGAAGATACGTTCAAGAACTTCAGGATCTTCTACAACATTATCATAATCAAACTCACCATTTTCATCCTTCAAATGACAATCTTGCTTGGTGTAAATCCATGCCGCACATTGTGCATTTTCTCCCTGAACTTCGATGAGTTTGTTGACTCGTTCTTGGAGTTGCTTGAGAGTGTAGTTCATGAATCAGTTGGTGGTTACTTGATCAAAAGTGCGATAGACTGAGTTAATGTAATCAACTCCCCATTCTTTTGCTGTTGCTGCTGTTTTACAAGTTTGTTTGATACTATAAAGATAATCCCCGTTTTTTGCAATCCTATTGAACACATTTACATTCCATTTTCCAGATTTGGATTGATCAATGAAAAAAGGTCGTTTTTCGGTGTTAGGAAGTCTTTTCATCAGTTTGAGAGATTTTGTTGACGTTGTGAATCAGAATCTTCCTTGAATGGTTTATACTCAGGATGAGTATTTTCCCACCGTTTCAGATCATCATTCCATTCTTCTTGCTTTAACACATTGTCCCAGAAATTGCTGTAGTTCATGATTCAGTTAGTGGGAAAGTTTTTGCAGACAGCATCACACAAAAGTCGGGTTAAATCTTCTTGGGTTTCGGGATACTTTCCCTCCCACATTTCCCAACAAAATGCTTCAACAATGGAATCAATGTCCTCCATCAATTGTTCACGGGCAGTCAGCATTTCGAGTTGGTCAGTCATGGTTGTTTGTGTGGTTATACTATAGGAGAACTTTGGAGGTAACTAACAATAATCAGTAGGAACTTACTTTGAGAGTTTCTAACAGAATAAATGCAAGGTCGAGTTGATCATCTTCGTTCACAACGGGAATATTTTCCTCTACAAATTGAGAAGCGAGTTCTTGAACAAGTTCGATAAATCTTTCGTCTGAAATTACTTTATCAGCGAACTCGTATTTGAAACCTTGAGCGAGAAGTTGGAGGGATTTGTTACGGAGTGCGTCAGTCATCGTTGTTTGTGTGGTTATACTACAGGAGAACTTTCGAGGTAACTAACAATAATTCCTAGACAACTTCATAAGATGCTTTCCATCCAGGAACACCATTGTTAGCTAATCCTTGATTGTTGTAATCAGCGTAATCTGATGCGTCCTCTTCAGAATAGAAAGGTCCGATGTACTCAGGAGTTTCCAATTCTTCAGATTGAAACATCACATAGTAGGTCATTTCAGTCATGAGAATCAGTGGTTACACTATAGGAGAACTTTCGAGGTTACTAACTTTAATTCTGTTAAGTTGCTGTTGTTGTTTTCATTGACCGTTGAGGAAATCGTACAGTGCTTCTTGATACTCTTCATAGGAAGAATAACGATCTTTCATGTTGTCAGGAACTTCCTTTTTAGCTGGACGGTAACACTCTCTTACAGTGTAACCTTTGGATTCGATGTAATCAGTGAGATAGTTGTTGTTCATACTATAGGGGAACTTTCGAGGTTACTAACTTTAATTACTCAACTTTTGTGAAATGAACTGAATTAAATTGACCTGATTTATTCAGTAATGTAATCGTAGTATACCATGGATAAATTTGAACAGATCGGACAACATAACGACGACCAATGATAAGATAAGATGGATTATCACTCGATGCCCATGTTACCTGTTCACGAGACATTCCCTTGTATTCTACAACATCACCCGATTGCATCATTTTTTGTTTCCTCTAATAAATGTGGGTAGTATTCTTCTACCTCTGAAATCAATTCATCAACTGAATACTTATCATATGATTCACTCATGTTATCATAAAGAATTGCCATCATAGTTTTGATGTCCATATCATCCAAGATCTGTTGAATCAAGTTGTATTGAAGTGCATCACGGTCGATGATGTTGTCAGTCATTTGTTTTCTCGGATTTGTTTTACAATGTCACTCAAATCATCCGCGACATCTGCCATCGCAGATCGTGAATATCCTGTAGCGTAAGGATAACCTTGATCCTTAGTTTCAGGTGCTGTGTGACAAACATTGATCGCCTTATTCAATCGGTCAATTAACATCACCAGTTGATCATCAATCGAAAAACTTTCCATCATTCAACCTCCGTAAATTTCTTCAGCCATAGGAGTATCAGTGTAGATACTCGGAACTTTGATTGAATCACCAAACATTTCTTTGAAAAGATCAAGATCTTGACGATCGTATTGATCACGAACAGTCCAAATCTCTTGTTCAATCCATGCAACTTCTGCACGAGCCTTGTTGAGTTTCTGACGGAGTTCGTAAAGCCTTTCGTTTCGTTCTGTGAGAGTCATTTGAGTGTTGTTCATACTATAAGGGAACTTTAGAGGTTACTAACTTTAATTTGAGAAAACTCGAATGATAATCATAAAGAATGTTCCCAGAAAAAAGTAATACAATGCTCGAA